CGGTAATTCAACCCGTACGAAACCCCTCACGCAAGCACAGCTTGTGAGAGATACGTACGCTTTTAAAGATAGGGTAGTAAGAAGTTAACGGGAACTGCAGAGGTGGTTGTTTCCATACGTCAATATATCCGTAATTTTATTACGCGTCGTTACTACAATGTCGCATAGACTGCGCTGTCCTCATCTTGATGCTTTACAAAGGCATCAACGTGAGCGCTACATTCTTCAGAATACAGCGGGAACGAAAATTCCCTTCTGGAGAAATTGTTGACGACGAGTTCTTCCCAGAACTTATATATTGATATAGGAGCATGCGTACTTGTACGCGTAAAAGAACTGCCCCTGAAAAGTGCCGGATCGCCCCACGAGGGAGCAAGACCCAACTCTCGTACATAACTCGGATCGCCCAAAAGGCGGGTACCGGTTATTCCCGATTTGACACTCCCTTCTAACATACAAACAAGTATGCCTAGAACGTTACTGACCTGAAAGTACTGCTGCCAATCGTTCACGTACGTAAACGTACGCTTCGTTGCAGCACACGACCACTTAATCTCGCGCGGTTTCTCCTTATAAAGGATGATCGACGGATTTTTGGTTCTGTACCGATAATAGAAAATGCTCGGGCTTTTAACGCCGTGCGTGTCGAACCAAGGATCGATCTCCTTTCTCAAGGGAAATGGAACTTTCTTGATGTCGACTTTTCTATAACAGGAGATAGGAGCGTGTAAACCCGCATCCACACCTTCCCAATTGGGAACAAAAGTCGTCTTGTCTGTACCAAGAGACTCCATCAGTAAAACGATGGACTCAGGTAAGGCAACGGAGTGTTTTACGCTCCAGTAATTAAGACGATTTATTAGAGAGAAGATGTTAGCTTGTGTTGTCAGTTTTTGACAAAACACGGGCCGAACGTCATAACCATGATAATAGTCACCTCCGCAGGATTCACGGAATGGACCCTGGGAGAAAGATTTCTTATCATTAACTATGAAACCGAGTGAAGTTAGGACCTTTATTATCGGACCGTACACCCGTTTATCTACTATAATATCGTCACCGTAAACGGCCCAAGTCTTTAACTTATCTCCCTTATTCCCTCAGGAATGAGGATTCGAGAAAGTATCGTACTCGGGTAGGTCTGCAAAGGAATACAGAACCTTGACGATAGCAGACAATAGCAGAGTCATAAGAGAAAAGGTAAATCCATTACCCATTGTTGACAACATGTGCTTCTCGTACGTTTTCTTACCTACACGAATGTAAGTAGATCGTATAAGAGCAAGCCATTGCAC